TGACAAACAGCTCTACAGGTAGCAGTATTGCAGATGGATTTAGATTTGGTGCTGTTGGTACAGCTGTGGCTTTCATAAACAGAGAAGCAGGAAGTATGAGTTTTTCTACTAGCAACTCAGAGGCTGGACGTTTTGATGCCTCGGGCAATTTTTTGGTGGGTAAGACTTCTATCAATACAGACTCGGTAGGTTTTGAGGCTAGAGCAACAGGCTTAAATGCAATGGTTCGTGCTTCAGGTGAAACACTTATTCTAGGTCGTAACACCTCTGATGGTAGTATTTTAAGTTTTAGAAAAGACGGCACAACAGTTGGAAGTATTGGTGTAGCTGCATCTAACAATCTTTATATAGGTTCTTCAGCAGCTAATCATGCAGGTTTATATTTTAGTGATGATGGTACTAGTGGTGTTATATCACCAATGGAAGCTGGAAGTTTAATTGATAATTCAGTTAGTTTGGGTTCAGGTTCTTATAGATTCAAAGACCTTCACCTTTCAGGAACAGCTTATTTTGGTACAAGTGTTGGAATCGGAACAACTAGTCCTTCTGAAAAACTTCATGTGTATACAGCTAGTGGCAACGTATTTAGCAAAATACAATCAGGTGGCTCAGGAGTTGCTGGGTTAAAGCTACAATCAAGTGCTGGTACTTCTACCATTTATACAGGCGTAGGTTCTGCACAGGGCTTTATGTTTTATGCCAATGGTACAAGTGAGTCCATGAGAATTGACTCATCAGGAAACGTTGGAATTGGGACTACTAGTCCAGACCGCCTACTTGATGTGGTAGGTACAGATACTATTATTGCTAAGTTTGAAAATACTACAGCTACTGCAAACGGTAGGATTTATCTAACAGCAGGAAGTCAAACAGCCTCGATAGAACAGTACGGACAAAGTCATGCTTCGTTACCAAATGTTACTCAGTTTTCAGTTCCTTCAGAAACTAGATTTTTATGCGGTGGCAGTACAATTGCCACAATGAAGTCTACAGGCAATGTTGGAATAGGAACTGATTCGCCAACGTCTTATTCAGATACAACATTACATGTTAGTGGCTCTACAAGCTCTACTTTAAAACTAAGCTCAGACGCACAAGGCAATGCCAATACAGATGGTTTTGATATTACTTTTTCAGGAGTAACTGCATTTTTAAACAACCGTGAAAACGGAGAAATGCAATTTAGAACAAACAACTCAGAACGAGCAAGATTCGATTCCTCGGGCAATTTTTTAGTTGGGAAGACCTCCACAGCAGTATCTGCTACAGGAATACAATTACAGCCAAATGGCAACTCTGCATTTATAAGAGAAGGCGGTACAGTTTTATATTTAAACAGAAAAACTAATGATGGAATTATTACTGCGTTTAGAAAGGATAATACAGCAGTTGGCTATATTGGTACTGCTAGTGGTACTTTAGTAGTTGGTACAACCAATGGTTCAGGCTCATACTTAAAATTTGGTAGTAATGTTGTAGCACCAGTAGATGTTAATGGTGCAGTTCGTGATAACGCCATAGATTTAGGACAGACTAACGCAAGATTCAAAGACCTTCACCTTTCAGGTGCGTCTTACATTCACGATGTTCGTTCTACAGGCACTCAATACTTTACCCACACTACTGACGTTAGGTTTAGGACTGTTTTTGGCACAGAACGCATGAGAATAGACTCAGCAGGAAATCTGTTGGTGGGTAAGACTAGTACATCAGGTTCAACTGCTGGTATATCATTAAAATCTAATGGACAGCTAGAGCCAACTGTATCAGACAGTTATGTATCTTACTTTAATAGAACATCTAGTGATGGTGTAATTTCTTATTTTGCTAAAGATGGCTCATTAGTTGGCTCTATATCTACAGCTTCGGGAACTACATCATACAACACAACATCAGATGCAAGATTAAAAGATGTTACAGGCGAAGCTCGTGGTTTAGAGGTTATTACCAAACTAAACCCAGTAGCGTATAATTGGAAAGCAGACGGTAAAGCAGACGAAGGTCTTATAGCTCAAGAAGTTAAAGAGCTAGTACCAAATGCAGTAACAGGTTCTGAAGATGAGCATTATCAAATGGATTACAGTAAACTTGTAACACATCTTGTTAAAGCTGTTCAGGAATTAGAACAACAAACAATAGAACTTAAAGAAGAAATTGCTAACTTAAAAGGAGAATAACATGGCAAATACATACAATTGGGATTGCAAAACAGTAGACGTTTATCCCACATACGAAGAACACAGTGACACAGTATACAATGTGCATTGGAGATTAAACGCTGAGAGCAGCGAGACACACGAAGTAGATGGTCAAGAAGTACCATATACAGCTAGTGTTTATGGCACTCAGTCTTTATCACTTGATGATATTGGTACAGACTTTGTACCTTTTGCAGACTTAACCAATGCAGTAGTTACTGGTTGGGTTGAGGGCATCATGGGTGAAGAGGAAGTAGCAAACTTAAAGTCTGCTTTAGATGCTAAGATATCTGAAGAGATAACACCTACGACTGAAACAAAAACTATAGGCGAGTAGATGGAAGGCTTAATACAGATAATTGTCATAACAGGCGTAATATTGTTTATAATATATAAAAAGAAACCAGAATGGATTGAGTTAATTAAATCCAAACTTAATAAGTAAGCACTATGGCAGATACCTATACCACCAATTTGAACTTAAGAAAACCACAAGTAGGAGGCGCTACTAATGAGTGGGGAACAAGATTAAACACCGATTTAGATCAAATTGATAATATCTTTGCAGACGCTGGTAACGGTACTAGTGTTGGTCTTAATGTTGGTAGCAGTAAAACCTTAACAGTAGCAGGAACATTAACCTCTACTGGTACAGCATCTTTTACAACTATTGATGTAAACGGCGGTGCTATAGACGGATCACCAATAGGAGCAAACTCAGCTTCTACAGGTGCATTTACTACTTTATCAACAACTGGTTTAGCAACAATAACAACAGTAGATATAAACGGTGGTGCGATTGACGGTACTGCAATTGGCGCTACTACAGCCTCAACAGTTGCAGCAACCACAATAACAGGAACTACTGTTACAGCTAGTGGTAATGTAAATACTACTGGTGGTGAGCTACAAATAAATGGTACTAACGTACTAGAAAAAGTATATCCAGTTGGATCTATCTATATCAATGCAAGTGTAAGCACTAATCCAGGTACATTACTTGGTTTTGGTACATGGGTAGCTTTTGGAGCTGGTAAAGTTGTAGTTGGTTTAGATTCTACTGATACAGACTTTGATACAGCAGAAGAAACTGGCGGTGCAAAAACACACACATTAACAACTAGTGAAATTCCATCACACACACACTCATTAAACACAAGTGACAATCCAGGTGGTACTGGAGCAATTGAGGTTGCTGGCGGATCTCCAACATCAACACAATCAACACAGGCCACAGGTGGCGGAAACGCGCATAATAACTTACAACCATACATAGTTGCTTATATGTGGAAACGTACAGTATAGGAGCTGACAATGGCCCTGTACCCAATTACACCACCCGCAGGAATAATCAAGAACGGTACTGACTACGCTAACAAAGGACGTTGGGTAGATGGTGATTTAGTACGTTTCGAAAATGGTTATTTAAAACCTATTGGTGGTTGGACAAACTTTGAAAGCACTACTTTAGTAGGCACTCCTATAGCCATGTATTCATATAGAACTAATGACGGAGAAAAAGTTTTAGCAGTTGGCACTAGAAGCAAGGTCTATGTATTTTATGAAGATGCTTGGATAGATATAACACCATCAGGTTTTGTTGGTGATATAGTAAATTCATCAACTGGGTATGGTACATACGATTACGGTGAAGAAGATTACGGTGATGAAAGATCATCATCAACACTAGCACTTAAAGTAGACCACTTCTCGTTTGATAACTGGGGAGAGCATTTAGTATTTTGTTGTTCTAGTGACGGTAAAATATATCAATGGCGACCAGATGCAGGTTCAGGTTCACCAGATACTATAGCTACACAAATAAGTAATTCTCCAATAGGCTGTCAAGCTATTATAGTTAGTAATGAAAGACACCTAATAGCTATAGGATCATATACAGATCCAAGAAGAGTATCTTGGTCAGACAGAGAAGATAACACTAACTGGACATCTACTGCTAGAAATACAGCAGGTGATTTGCAAATACCAACAGGCGGTAGAGCTTTATACGCAGTTAAATGGCAAAACGATATTATTATATTTACAGACGTTGGTATTAATAGACTTTATTATGTAGGCTCACCTTTTGTATATGGTATACAAGATGCTGGCGTAAACTGTAAAGCTATCAGCCCAAGAGCTATAGCATCATCTGGTGGCTTCTTATCTTGGATAGGTGAAAATTCATTCTTTACATTTGATGGTAAGTTAAAAGAACTTAAATCAGACGTACATGATTTTATTTTTGATAACATAAGAGTTAGTAACCAAGAAAATACTTTTGGCACACACAATATAGACTTTAATGAGATTTGGTGGTTTTTTCCAGTAGGGGATGATTACCAATCAACACCAAACAAATATGTTATTTGGAATTACTTAGATAACGTATGGTCTATAGGATCAATGGACAGAAGTTGTTGGGTAGACCAAGGTGTATTTGATTACCCATTAGCATGTGATTCAAGCGGTAATGTCTATGAGCATGACAAAAGAGTTTTATTTGATTCACCAGGTATAGGAACGCAAGTACCATTTTGTGAAAGCGCACCTATAGAAATAGGCAATGGCGATAGAGTGGTACAAGTTAATCAGATTATTCCAGATGAGGAAGCAACAACATTACCAGGTATCACAGTAGGATTTACAGGTAAGTTCACACCGCTTGGTGCAGAAACAGATTTTGGTAACTTTACCTTTGATACAGATGGTTATACAGATGCAAGGTTTAGCGCAAGACAAGTATCTATGAAAGTAACAGGATCTTTAACAGAAGACTTCCAAGTCGGAGTTATAAGAGTAGACGGTAAACAAAGGGGTAGAAGATGATATCTCCAGAAAGCAAAAGCCAATACATACAACAAGTTACTAATGCAAAAGTAGATTTAAACACTACTAACTTAACTACTATATATACAGCACCATCAGGTGATGAGTTTGATTTTTCAATAATAGAATCTATTTTGGTATGCGACCATGACAACCAACAAACCAACGTAGACTTTTCTATTACTTCTGGATCAGATGTATTCCACATATTTAAACAACACAATATAACTGCACATGCAACTGATGAGTTATTAACCAGAGACTTAGTATTAAAAGCTGGCGAGATATTAAAAGCACAGGCTAACCACGCAAATTTAAACATAGTAGTAAGCCTAGTAGAGTATGCAAAAGGCGATTAATGAAAGCTGGCAAGAGGAATGGATAAGAACCAAACCTCTTATAGCAAAAGCGGTTAAACATCAAGATGCCTATACAATTGATGACATAGAAG